ATGCCTAGTCCTAAATGGTATGATATAACCGTCTCAGCGGATAAGGTACCCGAGAAGACGATGGTAGAATGGTTAAACAAGTATTGCGAGAGGTATGCATATGGAAGAGAAACAGGAGAAAACGGATACAAACATTACCAGATACGACTTGTACTTAAAACTGGTGCAGATATCAGCGAAATGCGGAAAGTATGGTCTGCTTTTGGGCATGTTAGCTGTACTAGTGTTAGAAATTTTGACTATGTTCTAAAAGAAGGCGACTATGTATGCTCGTGGATAAAAATACCAGAGAATATGAAGAATCCAGAATTCCGACCGTGGCAGAGAGCCCTGCTGGATCTGGAGCAAGACGACAGACAGATAGACGTAATCATAGATTTACAAGGGAATTCAGGGAAGAGCTGGCTAACAAAATACTGCGCTCTGAAGATGAGAGCTATAAACGTGCCTTCCGGTTTAGAGGGCAAAGATATAATGCGTATGTGCTTGAAGAGGGGAGCGCAGAGTGGATTGTATATATTCGATATGCCCCGTGCAATAACGAAACAGAGCAAGAGCGTGTGGAGCGCTATCGAGAGTATAAAGAACGGGTACTTGTGGGACGACCGTTACACATGGGAGGAGAAGTGGATAGATCCTCCGAGAATATGGGTGTTCACAAATGAGTATCCCAAATATGATCTGGTGTCGGAGGACAGGTTAAGGTTCTGGGCACCTACGCCGACGGGGCTCGTGAGTCTCGCACATTAAGAGCGGGCTTCTAGCGCTACCGCGTAATACTGCGCCCGCTCAATATCTTTCTTACTTATTTCTTTTAAATCTTGGGAACCGTGTCTGAAATCCGACAAAGTATATAAGTGGTTCTCTGTGATGAGAATAGTTGGTTAAATATAAAAAAACCGCGAGAGGCACACCTAGGACGTGTACAGGCGAAATGCCGCTTCGCGGAATGATAGACTCCAGACATCAGACAGTGTCATCAGACAGTGTCATCAGACGGTAAGTGATTTGACGGGTCAGAGTATGCCTCTTCATCCTCATCAGTCCAGAGATCATCCTCAAATGTCATAAGGAGACCCTCAACCATACGTCTATTGTTGATATATATTTCAGCCATCAGTTCTCACCTCCTGCGTTGCCATCATTGTGCCAGTCAGAACCATTGATAGGGTTACGGGCAGGAGCCTGTGTTGTACTTCCCAGCTCGTTCATGACTGGATATATAAATCTGTCCACCTGATTGAGAGGATAAAAGCTACCGGCTACAGAAGAGTTAGTAGCATACATGCTGACCGGACCTTTGAAGTTAACAGTCTCTTCGATATATAGTCTGTAGAAGAACTTAGTCTTGTAAGCTTTGGGGAGAATAACACGGAGAAGCTCGACCTCAGGTACCTGAGCCATAGAACCAAGAGTAAGATCAGGATTACCGGGATCATAGAAAGCATCAGTAGGCATCCAGCCCATACGATCTTTACCACCGACCTGAAATATAGAATGCGGATTAGAACCTGAATAGAAATTGAAAGCAGCAGATCCATTTTCAATATGATCTATACGGTTACCAGTATCATAGGAATTGACAGAACCAGAAGAACGCTTAGTAACAGAAGGTAAATTCTGAACAGCACCGGGGAAGACATCCTGATGAAGCTGACCTATCGACCAGTACAGCGGTATAGCTTTTCTTCTGAATCCAGATTGAAGATTGAACTTGTACCAGCGCGGATCGAGCATAAGCTGATAGTACATGTTCTGAGATGCTGTATCATCGGCAAGAAGAGCAGTATCAATATTGAAGTCCTCACCATTGGTTATCCTGACTAATCCGGGATTGAATTGATCGCGGGGATCGACTGTGTTTTCACCAGCAGAATACGATAGGCCAGTAGGATCGACAGGGAGAGTACTGGCAGGAACAAACCTAACAGAAACTGATCCAAGTTTATAGTACTTGAAAGCAGCAAAAAAAGGAAGTAACCTTCTGCGCACACGCTGACCACCAGCAGTAATAGTAACAACCTGCATGCTATCTGAAGAAGTCTGTAAATCAACAAACCACTGAAACTTCTGAGAAACAAAATTAGTCATAATCCATCAAACTCCTTGTAGATCTGTATAGCTTAGAACCACCACGAACAGCAGACTCATAGAGGTAGTTGGCAGGACCAGAATACGCCATAGCATCATAGGAACGGGTAGGATACTTTGAAGTACGTCCAGTATTACGATAATAATCTTTCTGCATCTGACGCATATCTTTTGTAAATTTGTCCATAAGCCATGTATAGTCTTTGCCAAGACCGAACGGAATTGCATACATCCCATGGGGTGGATTCATATCAATACCTTCTCCTGCGAGAGTATGAGCGTCTATAGGTTGGTCTCCTGCCGTAGGATCGCCTACGACGGTAGTAGGAACGTCTGTAATAAGACATAAGCCTAAATAGGAGTAAAAAGTATAAAAGGTT